TGAGGAAGACAAACTAATGATTAGTGACTATGAGATTATCTCCGAACTCACTACGTTCATTTCAAAACACAATTCATTTGAGGCAGAAGAAGGTTGTAATGATGACTTAGCAATGTGTCTTGTCATCTATGCCTGGTTAGTAGCTCAAGATTACTTTAAGGAACTTACAGATCAAGATGTCAGAAAACGATTATATGAAGAACAAAAGAATCAAATCGAGCAAGACATGGCACCCTTCGGTTTTATTAATGATGGACTTGATGATACTAGTTTTGTGGATGCAGACGGAGACAGGTGGTTTACCGATGAATACGGAGACCAAGGGGGAGGAATGGATTACATGTGGAAATACTAAACCATGGATTTAGATGGACAGTTCAAACTAGGTCACCTACTTTTATCTGATAGGAAATGTAGGTCCTGTGGTGAGGTGAAGAATTTAGTTGATGGTTTTTACAGAACAAGGAAAGACAAAGGAGCTGTAGCATCATCCTATTCCTATGTCTGTAAAGACTGTACCATAAAGAAAGTTGTAGAAGATAGAAAGAAAAAGACACCGATGACTGACTGGGAATACCCAGATTGGTAGTTTTCGTCCTGTTTTACCCCCTGAAAATACCCATAAACCTAAATATTTTTTAGTTAAACATGAGTAATTAAAGGAGAGAAACATGGCTACTCCTCAATTATCTCCAGGCATTCTTGTCAGAGAGATTGACTTAACAGTGGGAAGAGTTGACAATGTCGTCAACAACATCGGTGCCATTGCTGGCCCTTTCCAACTTGGCCCTATCGACGAACCAATTGAGGTTAGTAACCAGGCTGAATATTTGGAAGCATTTGGAAAACCACTGTCCACCGATAGACAGTATGAATACTGGATGTCAGGTGCTTCATACCTCTCATATGGTGGAAGTCTGAAGGTAGTAAGAACAGACGGAAGTACCCTGGTCAACGCCAATGCTGGTGCTGGGGTAACGAGTAATGATAGTCTCAAGATTAAAAATCTTGATAACTACGAAGAATCTCATTCTACAGCCACCAACTTTACCTATGCTGCCAAGAACCCTGGTTCCTGGGGTAATGGATTGAAAGTTTGTGTTATTGATAATCTGGCTGACCAAACATTAGGTATTAGCACAACTGGTATTGGTACTCAAACCAATCTAAAGGTTGTTGTGGGAACTGCTGTTACAGCAGCACTTAGTGGTAGCATTGCTGGTCTTGGTTCAACTACACCATTCACTGGATATCTTGAAGGTATCGTTACTGGAGTTACCAGTACAACAACAGGTACATGTACAATTGATGTTAAGATTCTGAACAGAGTTGAGACTGTTGGTGGTGGTTCAACCGCAACCGCGATTGATTATCAAAAAGGAAATGAACTTGCTTCATTCGACACAACTGGTACTCTGCGATTTACGAACTCATCTGGTATTTCAACTGGTTACGCCGTTACAGCAAGTTCGGCAGTTGATTGGTATGATCAACAAACTCTCGCTTTGAACACTCCAGTCTCATGGAATACAATCGCTCCTAGACCAGTTGATTCTAATTTCTCAGATGCAAGAAGTGGTGGAAACGACGGTATTCACATTGTAGTTGTTGATGACGATGGTTCTGTAAGTGGTGTTCAGGGTAACATCCTTGAGAAGCACACCTTCCTTTCTAAGGCTTTGGATGCTACCAAAGATGGTGAGGCACCAACTAAGACATACTACAAGGATTATCTCGCTGTCAATTCTCAATATATCTTCGCTGGAAAATCTCCATCAATTGAAGATGACTCCGTCTGGGGAACATCACCAGCAGCTGGTGGTTTTAGAACTAGTACAGTACCTTACACCACAACTGAAGGTACATGGGGACAAAACGCACAAAGTATTGTCTTCTCAGGAATTGGCAATAAGACTTATCCACTGGCTGGTGGTAAGGATTATTCAGCCTCTAATGGTTTTGAAGCAACTCTGGGTAACCTCCAAACTTCATATGAACTCTTCAGCAATGAAGAACAAGAAGAGGTTGATTTCTTAATCATGGGTCCTGGTTTGGGTAACAGACTCCAAACACAAGCTAAAGCAAATCAATTGATTGGAATTGCTGAACAGAGAAAGGACTGTATCGCATGTATTTCTCCAGACAGAAGTGAAGTTGTTGACAAAACTGATGCTACAGCTTTGGATAACCTTCTGAAGTATTACGCTCCTCTGACATCATCTTCTTACGCAGTATTTGATACTGGTTGGAAGTATGTTTATGATCGTTTCAACAATTCATTCGTTTACGTTCCTTGTAACGCTGACGTTGCTGGAACGATGGTCAGAACTGAAATTGAAGCTTTCCCTTGGTTCTCACCAGCGGGAGCTCAAAGAGGTGGAATCAACGACGCCATCAAACTGGCTTACAACCCAAGTAAGGCACATAGAGACCAACTCTATGGGGCAAGAATTAACCCAATCATCAATAAGAGAGGAGCGGGTATCATTCTGTTCGGTGATAAGACAGCTCTGTCTTACAACTCCGCGTTTGATAGACTCAACGTAAGAAGATTGTTCTTGACAGTAGAGCAAGCACTTGAATCAGTAGCTGACGCTCAACTGTTCGAGGTCAATGACGAGACTACAAGAGCCAACTTCGTCAACGCTGTTGAACCTTATCTCCGTGATGTTCAGGCTAAGAGAGGACTTTATGACTTCGTCGTAAAATGTGACGAAACAAATAACACTCCTGATATCATTGACAACAATGAATTCAGAGCTGACATTTTCCTCAAACCAACCAAGTCTATCAACTACGTTACACTCACCTTCGTTGCCACCAGATCTGGTGTTGACTTTGAAGAAGTTGTTGGTACTGTTTGATCTAACTTTAATTTAAAAACGGAGGAAACACAAAATGGCTACCAAATCATTATCACAATTTAAGTCACAACTGGCGGGCGGAGGTGCCCGCCCCAATCTGTTTGAGGTTTCTATTCCCTCATTCCCAGATGCTGTTGCAACATCTGACTGGTCCAACGAATATCAGAAAACTTTCAAGTTTCTCTGTAAGGCAGCTCAGTTACCTGCTTCAACAGTAAGTCCAATCACTGTTCCTTTTAGAGGAAGACAACTCAAAGTTGCTGGTGACAGAACATTCGCAGATTGGTCAGTTACCATCATCAACGATGAGGACTTCGTACTCAGAACCGCCTTTGAAAAGTGGGCTGATAAGATTTCCAACTTGTTTGATGCAACTGGTGTTACTAACCCAACTTCCTATATGACCAACGCTTTTGTTAAGCAACTTGGTCGTGGTAAGGAAGCATTCTCAACCAAGAATGATGGTAATGTAACTTCAGTTCTGAGAACTTACAAGTTCTATGACATCTGGCCTTCTGAAATCTCAGCTATTGAACTGAGTTATGACAATGGTGATACCATCGAGGAATTCACTGTAAACTTCCAGGTTCAGTACTTCACTGTTGGTGAAACTGACGCTTCAGCTACTGGTTCATTTAGTGAAACAGTCAAAGACGAAGCTTCAGCTACTCTTTAATGTTTGATATAAATACTAGGAGTCCACTCCTAGTATTAACTTGAAATGGCGAGATTATTTGGTTTCTCAATTGAAGATGGCGAAAAGACCCCGCCTGGCGTAGTGTCCCCCGTTCCACCGTCTAACAACGATGGTTCGGAACACTATGTCACGTCGGGGTTTTATGGTTCGTATGTAGATATTGAAGGAGTATACAAAAACGAGAACGATCTTATTCGTAGGTATCGTTCAATGGCACTCTACCCTGAGTGTGATAGTGCGATCGAAGATATTGTAAACGAAGCTATTGTTTCTGATACCAATGATAGTCCTGTATCTATTGACCTTCAGAACTTGAATGCTAGTGATGGTATCAAAAAGATTATCACCGAAGAGTTTTCATATATTTTAGAACTTCTTGATTTTGACAAGAAGGCTCACGAAATCTTCCGTAACTGGTATATCGATGGAAGACTTTATTATAATAAGGTCATCGACCAAAAGAATCCAGAAGCTGGTATTCAAGAACTGAGATACATTGACGCAGCAAAGATGCGTTATGTTCGTCAGGTCAAGAAGAATCCAAAAGAAGCTCTCAATAATCTCGAAAGACTTGCTGGTGGTGGAAAAGATAACCCACAGAACTACAACTTCCCAGAGTTAGAGGAGTATTTCGTTTATACTCCTGGTAATTCAAAATCAGGTGCTATTGCAAGTTCCTTCACTGGTGGTAGCACCAAAGGAATCAAGATGACCCGTGATTCTGTCACCTATTGTACCTCTGGTCTGGTAGATAGAAACAAGGGATCGACACTTTCTTGGTTACACAAATCAATCAAACCACTCAATCAGTTGATGATGATTGAGGATGCTCTGGTTATCTACAGACTCTCAAGAGCACCAGAACGTAGAATCTTCTACATCGACGTTGGTAATCTTCCTAAAGTCAAGGCGGAACAATACCTTCGTGATGTCATGATGCGTTATAGAAACAAGTTGGTCTATGATGCAAACACTGGTGAAATCCGTGATGACAAGAAGTTTATGTCCATGATGGAAGACTTCTGGTTACCTAGAAGAGAAGGTGGTAGAGGAACTGAAATCTCTACACTTCCTGGTGGTCAAAACCTTGGTGAGATTACTGACATTCAGTATTTCCAAAAGAAACTCTATCGTTCATTGAACGTTCCCGAGACAAGACTTCAGGGAGACAGTGGTTTTTCACTCGGTAGGTCATCTGAAATCTTGAGAGATGAGATCAAGTTCTCCAAGTTTGTTGGAAGAATGAGAAAGAGATTCTCCTCCATGTTTAGTGACATTTTGAAGACTCAACTCCTTCTCAAGAACGTGGTCACTCCTGAAGATTGGGAGTACATGTCTGATCATATTCAGTATGATTTCCTGTATGATAATCACTTTGCTGAACTTAAGGAAGCTGAACTTCGTGAAAGCAGAATTAACCAAGCAACTCTGGTTGAACCATTCATTGGTAAATACTATTCTCAGGATTATGTCAGAAGAAATGTCCTCAGACAGACTGATGCCGAGATTAAGGAACAGGATGAACTGATTAAACAGGAAATCAAGGATGGTATAATCCCTGATCCTGCGGAGGTTCAAGCCATGGAAATGCAAGCCATGGGTGGTGGAGCAAATGCAATTCAAGCTCCTCCAGTTCCAACAGAACCAGAACCCCCTGAAACTCCCAAAGGTGGGGAGATCTAAATAGCTAAAACATTATTAGTACTATGGAAGAATTAATGGATTTGTTGGTGAAGGACGAGTCTCCTTCTCAGGTCAGTGACGCTATCAAAGATCTGTTGTTTGCAAAGACAGCATCTAAGATCGAAGATATCAGACCAAAGGTTGCAGCATCTATTTTTGATAACGATGTTGATCTGGATGAACCTCAGGGTGAGGCAGAACTCGACACTAGTGTCGATCTCGACGCTGAGTAAATATAAATAAAACCATACACTAGGTATAACAATGTCAAGAATCATCATTTCTGCAGGTGAAGTAAATCTTGCCGCTGGTATTGGAAATTCAACAACAGTGAGCTCTGCAAAGTTTGTAAGAGTCTACAATAATTCTGGTGCTGATGCAGTTTTGTATGTTCAAGACGCTAACTATACTGGAATTGGTTCAGTTACTATCAAGAATGGTAACACAGAAACTATTGAAAAGCACGTTGAAGATTCGATCTACTATATCGGCAGTGCATCAATCAGGGTCGCTAGAGTAGGAGTATCAGCTTAAAACAATGAAACTTATCAGAGAAGAAATCGAAACAGTTGATTTTATCGTTGAAGAACGCAACGGTAAGAAAAACATGTTCATTGAAGGTATCTTCCTCCAGGGAGACCTCAAGAACAGAAATGGTCGTATGTATCCCATGGAAACTCTGAGAAGAGAAGTCCAAAGATACACAGAAAATCACGTCAATTCTGGGAGGGCTCTTGGAGAACTCGGACATCCAGATGGCCCAACTGTTAATCTGGACCGCGTCAGTCACAAGATTGTTTCACTCAAAGAGAATGGAACAAACTTCATCGGTAAAGCTAAAATCTTATCTACTCCTATGGGTAAGATTGCAGAGTCCCTCATTAGTGAAGGCGTTAAGTTGGGTGTTTCTTCAAGAGGAATCGGATCACTCAAACAAACGAGAGAGGGCGTGAATGTTGTCGGTGATGACTTCATGTTATCAACCGCAGCTGACATTGTAGCTGACCCTTCAGCACCAGATGCTTTCGTTGAAGGTATCATGGAAGGGAAGAATTGGGTTTGGGACGGTGGTGTTCTTCGTGAACAACAAGCCGCAAAAACCTACAAACAAATCAACACCTTGGTAACTCAAGGTCAACTTGATGAGAAAAAGCTCGATTTATTCAATAATTTCTTGAATAACCTGTGAGTGCTTAAAAATACTAATTTATAAATAAATATAGATTAAAATCGGTTAATCGGAGTAGTTCAAAAATGTCTCGTGGAGATTTACAAGAAATGGAGCAATCTAAAACTGCTGTGAACGCGAACGCTAAGTCTGCTGAATCAATGCCTAAAATGGCTGATCCAGGCACACAGCTCGGTAGTGTAGAAGATCTCGGTGGTCCTACCCCTGAGAACTACAAGCCTGATGATGATTCGGCTAAGCTCAAAGAGCCCAAGATCGCAACCGTCAAGGACGTAGTTAACAGAGGCGCCAAAGCCGCTGAACCAATGAAGAAAATGGCCAAAGAAGAAGCTGAAACCACTGAAGAAGAGGTTGTAGCTGAAGCTGAGACTACCGAAGAGGAAGTCGTTTCTGAAGAAGAAACCACTCAAGAAGAGTATAGTGTCGAAGAAGACGTTAACGCTCTCCTCGGTGGTGAAGAACTCTCCGAAGAATTCAAAGAGAAGGCTAAGGTCGTCTTTGAAGCCGCACTTAATTCTAAAGTAAAAGAAATTCAGGAAGCTCTCGAAGTTCAATACGCCGAGAAGCTGGCTGAAGAGAAAGAGGGTCTTAAGGACACTCTTACCGAAAGAGTCGATGCCTATCTTGAGTATGTCTGCGAAGAGTGGATGACCGAGAATGAACTGGCTGTCGAACATGGTCTGAAGACCGAAATGACCGAATCATTCCTTTCTGGAATGAAGGGTCTTTTTGAAGAACATTATGTCACAATCC